TGACTGGCTGCAGAGCCTCGACCGGGTCGAAATCCCGGAGCTTTACCGGACCTTCAACATAGGTCTGGGCATGGTGCTCGTGGTTCGCGCTGGCGAAGCCGGGCACGTGTTTCCTGGGCTATTTCCCGAGGGCATGTGGTCAAAGCCGATCATTGCCAACCTGATTGACGTTGTAGCCAAGGACTTGTCTGAGCAAATCGGCGTCGTCCCGTCTGTCAGCGCATCCGGCGACTCGTCTCTTGATGATTCGTCCCGAACAAAGGCAGACAAGCGCACAAAAATCGCTAACTACTACCTCTCTTCCTCCCGTTTGGGCGTAAACCTAATCCGCGCAGCCGATCAACTCGTCACCTACGGCTTTGTGCCGTTCCGTGTTGAGCCTAACTTCACGGAAACCCGCCCCCACATTCACGTGGAGTCGTGCGAAGGTGCCTACTACGACATAGATCGGTTTGGGAGCGTCCTCGCGTACGCCCACCTGTTCCGCCGAAGGGCAGGTGACCTGGCCGCGATGTTCCCTGAGTACGCGGACAAGATCATGACGCGGGGAATGTACGGTTCCACCGACGAATCCTCGATGATGGAGGTCGTTCGCTTCTATGACGAGAACGAGAGCGTCATGTTTCTGCCGGAACGCGAAGGACTGGTGCTGGCAAAGACCCCGAACCCCTTGGGGCGCGTCCCTATCGCTATCGCGCAGCGGCCTAGCCTCGACGGAGAGACCCGTGGGCAGTTCGATGACGTGCTCCCGGTGTACGCCGCGAAGGCGCGGCTCGCTCTGCTGATGATGGAGGCCACACAGAAGTCTGTGGAGGCACCACTCGCATTGCCGCAGGACGTTACGCAGTTGTCCATCGGGCCTGACGCGGTTATTCGATCCAATAGTCCAGAAAAAGTCCGGCGAATCCCATTAGACATCCCACAGTACACTTTCGCTGAGAACAACCTGCTGTCAGACGAGTTGAAGTTTGGCACAAGGTTCCCCGAGGCCCGCACAGGCCAAATGGACTCTTCCATTGTTACGGGTCAGGGCGTCAAGGCCCTCATGGCCGGGTTCGACGGGCAGGTAAAGACCGCACAATCAATTTTGGGCGACGCCTTGGGCGAAGCCCTGTCCCTGGCGTACGCCATTGACGATGCCTACTTCGGAGACATCCAGCGTGAGGTTTCCGGCAGCGCAAACGGCGTCCCGTACAAGTTGAAGTACCGGCCATCGACCGATATTGACGGAAATTACGGAATCAACATCGAGTACGGCCTGATGGCTGGGCTTGACCCCAACCGAGCCCTGGTGTTTGCGTTGCAGGCACGCGGCGACAAGTTGATCTCTCGCAATTTCACGCGACGGAACCTGCCGATCACGATGAACGCGGCAGAAGAAGAACGCGCCATTGATATGGAAGAGATGCGCGACGCATTGAAGGCAGGGGTTGCCTCGCTGGCTGCGGCAGTCCCACAGATGGTTACGCAGGGTCAAAACCCACTAGAAATCATCGAGAAGATGGCTACGGTCATCGGCGAACGCAAGAAAGGCACCCCCCTTGAGGATGCGGTTGCCAGGGCGTTCGAGCAACCAGAGGAAGAAGAGCAGGAGCAAGATCCAATGCAGCCTGCCATGCAACCTGGTATGCAACCTGGCGGCGATATGCCTGCAATGGAGCAAGGCCCGCCGCCAATGCAACAGTTACTTGCCGGACTCACAGGGTCAGGCAATCCCGTACTTGCTGGCCGAGTGGTTCGGCAAGTTCCCGCGTAGAGGAGAAGGAAATGATCGGAAAGCAAGGCGGAATCGGTAAGGCCCCCACGGGTGGAGGCGTTATTCAGCCGAAGAGCATGGGTGGCGGCGTCGTTGGTGGCGGCAATGTTGCTAAAGGCTCGAACCCGAAGGGCATTTCGGGTAACAACAACAAACTCAAGTAGTCGTGCCAACCGTCAAGGGGAAAAAGTACCCCTACACGAAGAAGGGCATGATGGACGCCAAGAAGGCCATCAACGAGGACGACGCACGAGGGTTTCGCGCGCGTGTAGCGAAAGCGAAGCGCATCAAGGGCGAAACGGTGGCACCTAAAAAGGCTAAAATCAAGGGCAAGGTTCGCAAGCCTGGACTAAGCAAGGGCGAGCCACCGAACAAGAAGTACCCGTTTGGCCCCGGTAACGCGAGAAACAAGGACTACCCGGGCCTCCTCCGGCCCGGCGGGAAGCGAAAGAAGAAGACCGAGAAGTAGTTAGGAAGACATGGCTAGGGGAGAACCACCCGGCAGGCAGTTTACCAAGAGCCGCCCGACTGCAACGACTCTCAAAAGCAGGGACACCAGTGGGCTGAGTGGCCGAGAGCGTGCGGCTATTCAGCGAGCGAACAACGCCGCGAGAATTAGCAGCGGGCGGAATCTTGAAACCATTGCCAACGACTTACTCAACTTTATTGGTGATCGCGACCTAATCAAGGCCGCGATGGACGGCGAAATCAACCCAGCACTTGCTGGTGGGCTGATCGCCGCAGGCATGGTTCCCATTCCGGGACCGAAGGCCGCCACCAAGGCTGTCGGCAAGACCGTCAGTAAGGCTAAGAAGGGTAAGAAGGCACCAGTACCCGAAAGTGGTCTGACTCAGACTATCGGTGACGCTGTTGGTGAGTCCGGTCAAAAGGCTGCCAATGAGGCCGTGGGTCGTAAGACCCCCAAGACGGCGACAGGCTCCAAGGAAGTCAGGGCACCCAAGGAGAAGCCATCTCCTAACCCGCCGCGTCGTGAGGATTACGCTCACGCCTCCTCCCATTCGCGTGCCGTATCCAACTGGCAGAAGAAAGTTGATGCGTGGAACAAGTCCAACCCCGAGAATCAGGTTGCTCAGGCGACGCCAGACCGCTTGACTCCGGGTCGGGGTAAGGCTGCGACAGACACTGAACGCCAGGTCAAGAAGGCGGAGGCGGACAAGTCCTCTGAAGAGAAGGCGGTCGTAGCGCGAGGAGAGCGCGACGCAAGTAAGGCCCGCCGCGAACAGCAAGTGGCAGAGGCTCGGGAAGATACTGGAGTCGCTGACGTTACCCGCGAAGAGGTTAGTAGATTCGTCGATAAGCGTGCGGACCGCATGGGGGTACGTCAAGCAGGCGGAGGCAAAGCGCCAAACAGAGAAACAAAGACTGACGATCTTTTAGCAACGATGCGTAAGCAGTTGGATGCTCGTGACCGAACCCCCGGCGCTCCCGACACCATCAGGCTTGACGAATCCGGGATGCTAACTCCGTATTCCGATCCTGGTCGCTTCACTCGCCCAACCATGATTGAGCAGCAAAGGGCTGAAATGCAAGCGGCACGCTACGAGGCTGCAACCGGGCGATCTTTCCCTCCCAGCGATGATCGCATTCGTCGTGAAGGCCCGAAACCCGCCGAAGGTTTCGCTAGGCCTGCTGCCGGTTCAACAGAACGTAAACTTCAGGATCAAGCGAAAGCGGAAGACCTACGAGCCGACGCAGCCAGAGGGCGCGCCGAAGAGTTGATGGACTCTAATCGACCAACTGGTGAGCCCGGCTCAACCCAGCGTGCACCTGATTACCAGAAGGGGCCAGATGAAGGCCCGAAGTCTCCCGTACCCGATTCTGCTTATGCTGGTTACTCTCGACCACAACCAGGCCGAGCAACCACACCAGCGCAGGCTGAACAAAATGTGCGCATCGGTCGCGCAGAAGGAACAGTGGTTCCGGGCCGCATGACGACACCGCAACCAGACTTTAGTGGGATGCCACGCGGTGCGCCTGTAATGGGTAGGGGAGAACGCGGCTCTCAGCCGATGCGGACATACGAGCCAATGACTGACGATGATTACGCAGCCCAGGGCCTCTTCCCGGTTGAGCGAATGCAACTTGATGACAACGGCAACCCTGTAATTTACACTGAGTACTTGAGGGTAGACCCGGATGTCTACATCGGCGGGCCAGGCACGCCGCCGTCCCTAAAGACGTCTCGGCCCGGTTATCAAGGCTTTGGTCAAGGTGGGCCTGCCACCACGAGAGTCGTACCCGAAAAAATCGCTACACCGCAAGCACCGGACGGGGGTGACCCGGGGTTATTCGTTACGAAGGAGGACCTTGAGGCTCGTACGCCAACACCCGGTGCGGAGGGGCCGAAGAAGGGCAAGCAACAGCAGCAACAGCAGCAACAGCCGCCGCAATCTGGTGACCAATCACCCGAGGCCCGCCGTGCCCGAATGTACGAGGGTTACCGCAACTTAGAACGCCAAGGGCTTCTGCAACCTGGCGACGCTGACCGGATTATGTCCGGCGGCAAGGGTGCCAAAAAGGTCTTTGAGGAAACACCAACTGGTGAGCAGCGCAGCAGGGGCGTAAAGCCTGGGAGAGCCACCAGGAAAGACGACGAGCGGAAAGCGCGAGAGGCCGCCATCGCAGCCGGTGATCCACTTCCAGTCAGCAGAGGTAGACGTTTTAGGAACTTGGGCTTGGGTGGTGGTGCTGCTGCACTTGGCACAACAGCCGCCATTGCGGGAATTGGCCTCTCGATGGATCCACAGACTAACGACCGTCCGGTTATTATCCCCGGCGAGGCGTACGATTCTAAGAATGCTTTCCGGCCAGCGTCCCGTACGCCAACATCCGGTACGCAAGATAGGCCCAAGCAGGGTTTCTTGAGGGACAAGTACGGTCGTCGCATCACTCGTGAGGAGTTTGAGCGGCGCAAGGCATTCCGTGCGAAGCGTGAGCGCCTGAAGGGTCAGGTTCCCGGTGAAATTCTTCGGCAAATAACCGAGAAAGAAATGAAGCGTCGTAAGCGTTTCCGAAGCAACTTCGGAGATCGCAGCGCGTACAACGTCGCTACCCGAAACATCGGTGCTGGCGGTACGCAAACTCGCATTCTTGACACCGATGCGCGTAAGAGACTGAGTGGAGCGTTCCGTGGCTAAACGAAAAGGCGGATATCGCGCCCCGAGCACGCCCGCTCCAGTTAGCGGGCCGGGTCCGATGTCTAAGCGAACTGACGGAACCCCTCAAGGTGCGAAGCCGATTCCCGACGCCGCCTACGGCGAGCAAAAAGATTTTATGGGAATCCAGAAGGGTGCGCCAATGGCCGGATCGGCCAAGGCGATGCCCAAGATTACGCCGTTAGACGCACCAACTCAGCGTCCAGAGGAGCCGGTGACTGCCGGTGCACCCTCTGGCCCCGGTGGTGGCCTGGAGCAGTTGGGCGTGGGGCAGAAGTCAATGCTTGAAGACTTCGCGGCGTTGCGTGCGTACCTGCCATTGATGCAAATGTACGCAGACTCAGAAGCATCGTCAGGAACGATGCGTGCCTTTGTTCGATACTTGAAGGGTGTTTCGGCCTAATGATTTTCTTGCGCTACTTCGAGGAGAACCTTGAGGCGTTGGGATTTGATTTGGCTCCTCTGGCTTGGGATCTTTCTAAGATTCCGTACGCCAACGAGTCGGAGCGTCGTCAAGTATTGAACGACATCATTCGGAGGGGTGACGCTAGTGGCGATAACGCTGCCGGATAGCCCCGATGTCCCGGCGGGGCCTGCGCAAAAGCCAAGCATCGCAGAAAGTTTCAAGCCTAGTGTGCAGCCAATACCGCAGGCTAGGACTGCCGTTGATCGAGCCGAAGAAGCCATTGGCCGACCCATTCAGTCCGCACTCAACAGCCCTCTCGGTATTGTTCTCAACCCGGCGATGCAAGGCATCAACGCCGTGTACAAGAGGACATTTGAGCCTGCATTCGAGACATTATCGGGGTACGCGCTTGAACCCGAAGTCGCTCGACGGTACCCCGAACTAAATTTTGAGCAGGTTCGGAAGGTCTCCCGTGACTACGCGAACGAGATCTCCGTAGGCCAGTCGTTTGCTCGCCTTCCCTTCGAGTACATGAATCTCACTTCGGACGCTCTTCCCGAGTTTATGCAGGAAGACTTCGACATTCTCGATCAGGAAGATCGCGACATTGCGTACAAGAGCCAGTTTGCTGGCTGGGCCGCCTCCTCCGCACTCGACATTGGCAAGATAGTTGTAGCCGAAAAAGGCTTTGGCCCCGTGTGGCGTGGCGGCAAGGGCATGGTCCTGGGCCGCAACACGATCAGGAACAAAAAAGATTTAGAGAAGTACATGCTTCGCCTCGACAAGGCGGAGGACTACTTCAAGAATGGGAACAGGGGGCCGCGTAGCGGTGACGTTCGACTGATCCAGCAGTTAGTCGAGTCAAAAGACCCGTTGAAGATTGCCAGGAATCCGCTCATGGCAAATGGCAGCGTGGCAAACCCTGATCGGGCTATCGCGATTGTCTCCAACCTTGATGATGCAACATCGGTCATAAACTACCTCCGCGCAGAGCGCGGAAACCGTCAAGCGTTGAAGGATCTGTGGAAGGCGCAGCCCCTTGCGGCTGATGCCGTGGACGACTTCGGGGTTCGCTTCACTCCGCTTGATGATATGTCACAGATTCACGCGCTACCAAGCGTGCAGCGTTCTAAAAAATTGCAGGCTGTCTATGCGGACTGGACGAAGAAGAACCCTCAGTTCGCTCGCGCCATTGATGACTTCATCACCGAGGTGGAGTCGGGTGCTGGTATTTCGACGTACACCACCAGGCGGTCAATATTTGGTGGTGCCTTCGATTCCCTCGCAGATCGAGCAACGGTGCCCCGTGGAATGCGCAAGACTGCGACTCAGTTTGGTTTCGTTGAGAATGACGGGGTTTTCGCTCGACTGTTCGAGAACGGGCCTTTCCAGCGTGCAGTGCGTGTAATTTACGCACCATCTCGTGCTCGCCGCAGGGCCGAAATCAATATCTCTAATCCTCGCCAGATGGAAACCGCTTGGCAGATTGCTAGCGAGTTGAACCGGGTTCGCGCCCTGGGGACGCCAGAAGGCACGCGGTTCAAGCAAAACGCTATCCGTCGCTACATGCGTGCAGCAACAGACACTGAGCGTCAAAGAGTATTCGAAAAAATCGAGCAGGGCACATTGTTGCGGATCGCCCGGGCCTACGGCGTTGAGGGAATGACCGGCTCCACTAGATCAGATAAACTTATCACGCAGATGGACGCCATCTACAAAAGCATCGACACGCGCCGCACCAACATTCAAAAGTGGGCGGAAGAGCCCGGCGTGTGGCCCGACGCCGATGGCACCTTGAATGTGACGGTTGGGCCGAAGTTGCGATCAACTGAGCCCTCCTCAGTCGTCATGCTTGATCTTGCGGGACTTGAGCGAGCAACAATCAGGAATGTTCGTGACGCATACAAGCGTTCACGAGAGGGTGGATGGACAGGTAAGACTCGGCCTTCCGCAGGAACTGCCGCGCGCGCACGCATGGGCGATTTTAGTTACGGTGCTGGTCAGTTCTTCGATATGGTAAACATTTTCTTCTCCAACAACGTTTTGCTCCGTGTCGCCTACATTCCACCGAACGTAATTATCGACCCGATTCTTCGCGCAACGATGGATACCGAGTCGCTGTTCATGACCCGAAACGTGTTCCCGGGGCTGGCAAACTCAGTCTACAACAACACGCAGCGCGTCGTAAACGGGGTGTACCGCGCTCGCACGTACCGCTCTAGGAAGGAAGCAAAAAAACAGTTTGAGGGGCATGCCGAAGAGCAAAGAAAAAAGCAAGAAGCAATAGCCGAACTTGAGGGAAAACTAGAAGAAGCGCGCAAAAACGGCGAAGACGTTACCAAGAAAGAAGAGCGCCTAATAAAGAAGCGTGCGGAGTTGGTTCGGTTTGAGAAGCGGACCGAGAAAGCCCGCAAGGAATATTTACGGTACACCACGGAACGTGGCCGCAGAAAGAAAAATCGCGCAGCGATTGGTACTGGTCGCCAAGCAGTTATTCGCCGTCGCGACGGAAGCCCCTTCCCTCGGTTAGTAGCCGAAGATCGTCGCTGGGAGTTCGAGGTTGACGGCCAGAAGTTTGACGTGCTTGATGTTGAGGATCCCAGTGTCAAGGGAGTTCGCCCGTACCAACAGGAATACGACGCCTACAACAGTTTCCTCGCCGCCTCCAGAACATCTGAGGCCCGTGACCGCTTGCGGTTGCGACAGGGAGAATTAGACGAGATTGCACCCGAACCGGGGAGTTGGCAGGCTTACGTTGACGCGGTGACGCGCTTGGCAAACCGTAACTTCCGTAACGAGTTGGACGAGGTTGGCGGTCTGATCTTGCGAGGCGCAAGCGCCGAAGACATCCTTCGTTACCTTGACAGCCCTGATGGCGCTGAGTATCGAGTTCGCATTCTTGACATGCTCAGGAAGGAAAAAGAAACACCTGACGGTAGGGTTCTCACCCCCCGAGAACGACTCGCTGAGTGGGTAGACGACACTATCGAACAGGCCGACCTGCTGTTCCCCGACCCGGCGATGCGGAAGACCATACTTGATCGCGACATAACCGTCGAGGAGGTCAGCAACTACCTTCAAGGTCGCGACAGGTTGCCGAAAGTCATGGGCAGAAAACTAGAGTTGCAGACGAAAAACTGGCGCGATTACACGTACCGATTTGCTGGGAACGTGCAAGATGCGGTCTGGAAAGGGTTTGGCGCACTAGAGACACGCATTTCCCGCAGCCCACTTTTCCGCTACTACGTGCGCGAAGAAATGAAGTTGCAAATCGCTGCCGCTAAACGCGCTGGCGTGAAGGTGGATAACAGCGTCGTTCACGACCGTATTCGCCAGATCGCCTACCGCCGCTCGTTGGCTCGCGTCGAGAACACCATGTACTCGGTGCGGAACTTGACCAACGCTGGCTACATGGCTCGCTACCTGATGGCGTTCCCGCAGGCGTTCTTCAACAGCCAAATTGTTGCGGCTCGACTGCTGTGGAAGAACCCAGCAAACGCCCTGTACTACCAGAGCGTGTTCGATATGTGGGACGGATTCAATCCGATCATTGACGATCAGGGTAACGAGTACGAAAACATATCTGACGTTCCCAACGATGTTGCGGTGAAGATCGCGTTCCCAATGCAGGACACTGCTGGCCCTATTGGTGCGATGGGTGGGGCTTTTGGCAAACTTGTTGCTGGCGCGGAAGACCAGTGGTACGACAAAGACGGGATTGGTGGCACGTACATCAACCCGCGCATGATGGAGTTCATGGTTGGAGATCCGTCGATCTCGTGGTTTGCCAACATTGGGTTGTCGCAAATCGTATCGCAGATCAAGGAGTACCCGTTCATCAAAAAGAACGGCCCTGAGATCGCTGCTTGGATGCGCGAGAACTTGGGTGACGACGTTTACGAGCGCAGCATTTTCTACGGTGGGGAACCCCTAGACACAAAAAATCCTATTGACACCGCCAAGAGGGCGCTAACTTCTGGATACCAATTATCATTGGCAAACACGGCATCAATGTTCGCGGGAGCCACGGAGCAAGGTCTTTTCACGGCTCCAAACTATGCCGCTCGGGTCAGTGCTGTGATAAAGATGGACGCAGAAGACGCCATTCGGCAGGGCCGAGACATCTCCACACCAGAACAGGTGGTCAAGGCCGCAGTATTTTCAGAGTTCATTCGCTCTGTCATGCAGTTTGGTTGGTATCCAAACATTATCGTAGATACGCGCACATCAGCGATGATGCGCCTTTACGGCAACTTGTTGGAGCAGTACGATGACGGAGATCAGGCAGAGCGCGAACTGATTCGCTTGGTTGGCGTACCTGGACTCGCCCAACTGGCTTCCACATACGACAAGACTGCTGGTACGCCAAGTTCAATGAAGAGCGTAACGCTCGTCAAGGAAGAAGAACAAGTTCTAAGAGAAATATTCCAGGCTACGCAGGATGTCCAGTACGCAGGCTTCATGTTCCAGAGTTACGGGGAAGAGGAAGACGAGTACGTCGGAGAGGCGCGAGCGGCACTACGTTCTGGAAAATATCCTGGAACTAATGAGCCTTTCTTGGAGCGCCGCGACGGTGTGGAGATTCAGCAAGCGGCAATGACTCGCGTTGGATGGGCGGAGTTTGACGCACTGAGGAACTGGCAAGCGGGGAAGATGGCTGAGTACGGCATCACCTCGACGCAAAAAAAGCGGTACGTGACGAGTGGCTTGAAAGAGGAGTACAACCGAAGGTTCGAGAAACTCCGCGAAAACCGTCCGTGGAGTAACGCATACAACCAGCGGCGAGAAGATTTTTGGGATCAGACGGTCAAGGCGATGACAATTGCCGTGGAGGATGACGGGCTCATGCGTCGGCAGAGAGACCGAATCCCCATTCTGCCGGAGTTGCGCACGTGGCTGGATAACATGATTTTGCTAAAAAATTATTACGAAGGAACGAAAATCACAGCGTCCACTAAAGACAACACGCGGGCGAAAGACGCGATGCTTGAGTGGCACTACACCTTCGTGAACAACGCCTCTCCTGAGTTCCAGGAGTTTTCCTCTCGGTGGCTGACGATGCCCGAGGAGGACGATCAAGTGACGCAAGAGGTGGCTGAATTGATGGGAGTGGGATAGTCGTGGCCCCAGGTACACCTGACCATATTGGCCCGGGCAGTCCCGTGGCACTTGGCCCGACGAGGGGCCTGACCCAAACCCCTGAAGGAGGTTACCGTCAGGGAGATTTCATCGTGTATTACGATGAAACGGGTCAAATCACTGGCTACATGAATGTCAATGACGAAAAACTCAAACTCCCCCTAGTCTGGACGGTCGATAAGACAACTGGTCAACCGAACGCTATGGGGCCTGGTGGGCTTGCTGACCCTGATGTTGCCAAGCAGGAACTCCAGATTTGGTACGAGAACGACACTCCTCAGTGGAAAATAATCCGCAAAGACTACCTTGAGATGGGTGTTACCGGCAGGACTCCCGAAGAGGTTGACGCAAAAATCTATCGGCTAGTTTCGGACGGCATTGACTTTACTCAAGTTCCTGGCTCTGGCATTACTGACCCGTACGACTACACGAACACTAAAAGCGGCATGGAAATCATGGAGGGCTCTAGCCGTGGTGGTGGTGGTGGTGGCTCTTACGGCCCTTACAGTTACGAGTCAACGGACGTTGCCCTGTCTAGCGATTCCGGGGCAATGGAGATCTTGGATCAGGCATACCAGCAGTACCTGGGTCGCGTCGCGACGACTGAGGAGAGTCAGGCGTTCAAGCAAGCCTTGAACATGATGGAGCAGATGAACCCCTCAAGGAGCGTTATCGAGGGTGTCTCCGGCAAGGGCACTGATACTCGAACGCAGACTACGGAGGGCGGCTTCAACCCGAGAATATTCGCTCGGGATTACGCGATGGCTACGCCTGAGTACGCGAACACGTTCGCAGCAAATACATTTATGACTGCGCTCAACTCGTTCTTGGAAGAACCGAATGCGATTGAGCAGAGGATCGAGGGGATCAACGCATGAGCATGGGCGTTCCGAACCCCATTGATACCGACGGTGATGGCACTACTAGCCAAGAGGAACTGCAAGCGTACCTGAACACTCCGTTCGAGCAGCGAGTCGCTAGCCCTGATTTTGAGGCTATGGCTGAGATGTACGGCTTCGCTTCCGGTTACCTCAGTCAAACCCGTGCCCTGCAGGAACTGCTAGATATTGCTCTTCAGCGTGGCATGACCGACGTCACGATGATAAAAAACTTCATCGCAAACAGCGATTGGGGTTTGCGCTACACAAGCACATACAACGAAGCAGAGCAACTGCGCCTGGGCGCACCAGAGGTGTGGCAGGCAACTGTCAATCGCACAGCGACGGAGATCAAGCAGCGTGCGCAGAACATGGGTGCCGACATCTCCGATGCGGAGGCCTTGGATTACGCACAGAAGTTCTTGCTGACGTCGAGCGGCGACAAGACGAGCCCCAACTACGAAGAGTTTGATGAAGATTGGCTTGATCGCGTCCTGTCGGGAAGCATTGACTTCAGCAAAACAAAGACTCTGAATGGTGTTACGTTCTACGACCTGTCGGGCACTGCGGAAAATCAGGCAGAAACCTTGTACCAGTTGGCGTACGAGTACGGCATGGACACGTCAATGTCCAATGCTGCATTTACCGGGTGGTTTGAGAACTCGGTGAAACGACTTGCGGGTCGTCAGACAACCACTGAAGATCTTGACGACGAGGTTGTCAACTATGCGATGTCTCGGTTCCCGGGATTGCAGCAGCAGTTGGCTCGTGGTCTTACGTTGAGGCAGGCGGCTGACCCGTACATGAAGGCGATCAGTGAGGTTCTGGAGTTCGATCCGAACACTCTGTCGTTTGATGACAACCTTGTTCAGCAGGTGCTAAACAGCGTTGACGAGCAAGGCAACTTCAAGCCAATGAGTTTGTACGACGCCAAGTTGGCTGCTCGACGGGATGATCGTTGGCAGTACACCAGCACGGCAAAGAACGAGTACACGACGCTCGCAAGCACCATTCTAAAAGACTTCGGGTTTTTGGGGTAGCGGATGCCTAATCATTATGAGCAGGAATTTCGGGACTTGGGCTTCGGCTCCATCATGGATTTCTTGCGTGACCCAACACCGATTGATCTTGAGGGGTCAACAACCGAACCTGGGTTCGTTGATTACGGTCAGGCACCGAGCGTTACGTTCCCGGCTGGAGGCGGCCCAGGGACTTTTACGCCTGGTGACTATGACCCTCCTCCCGGATTTTTCGAGGCAAACAACATTGCTCCCCCTGCACCGCCTCGCACGCTGACCTCAACGCAAACCAAGCGCACCTACGGTGGCGTTGTCCAGGTTATTGCGTACTACTCTGACGGCTCACAAGAAGTCATTGACTCGTACACAGATAGGTCTGCTGGGGAAGAAGCGGCATCCATATTCCGTAACGCCGGACTCGATCCCGCGTTTGTTGATCGTCTGATGGCAACGATTGACCAAGTGTACGCCACTAACATTGACCCTTCTGAGGGTCAGATCTTGAACGTGATTTACAACTCGGATGCGTACAAGCAGCGGTTCAAGGCAAACGAGGCTATCCGTCAACGTATTGCTGACGGTCAAGGGCGTCCTGGCGACCGCATGTTGTCGCCAAAAGAGTACATAGACCTGGAGAACACGTACCGAACCGCCCTCCAGCAACGCTCGATGCCGGAAGGTTTCTACGACTCGCCGGATGATTTTACAAACCTGATTGCCAACAGCATCAGCGCAGCAGAGTTTTCTTCACGTGTGGACACCGCTGCTTCTGCTCTGAATCAGGCAGACCCGTCCGTCGTGAGCAGTCTTCAGAATTTTTACAACTTGACCAAGAGTGATCTGGTTGCTTATCTGCTCGACCCAACTCGGGCAGAGCCAATCTTGAACGCTCGCGCTTCTCAGAGTCCGTTTGGCTTGAACAGCGCGGACGAGTTGCAGCGGATCTACTCCACCGCCGAGGTTGGTGGTATGGCTGGACGTCAGGGCCTAGGGGTCGGTCGGGAACTGGCTGAAGAGATTGTTGACTTGGGTAAAGCAGATCGTGCTGATGAGGCGTTCCAGATGGCTGGAGCGGTAGAGCCGGATCTGCAAAGACTCGGGTCTCTTTACGGTGAGCCTTTAGATTTCAAGGATCTAGTGAAAGAAACTTTGAATTTGTCGGGCGGCGTTGAGTCTGGTCGTCGCCGTCGCAAGTTTGCCTCTCGTGAGCGTGCGGCATTCAGTGAGCAATCTGCGCTGGATAGTCGTTCATTGAGGCGTATGCAGGACGTCTAGTTCTGTCGGGTGTGACAGGTCAGAGGTGACGAGCAACCAGAGGGTTGCCCACCTAACCCCGGTTCAATTCCGGGCACATCCACCCCTAGCCGGATCGGTCGGCCCCGGCGGGCGTACAAGTCCGACAGTCATTCTCAGCCATTCCTGGTGCCCCTTGCCAGGCGTGAGGGAGAGTGCGACCCGAGATGGGCCATACGAGAAAAGGGAGTTGAAATGGCCGAATACGACGAGTTCGATTACGACGAAGATCAGGGAACTGATCTGGTCAAAGACCTGCGGAAGCAGGTGAAAGAACTCTCCGCTGCAGTAAAGGAGCGCGACGAGTACCTCAACGAGTTCTTAGCCGTAACCCGCGAGGAGGAGATCGGCGAAGCGTTGCAAGAAATGGGTGTCAACCCAAGGGTTGCTGCGTTTGTCCCCGATGAAGTCGAGGACATGGATGATCTCGAAGCGTGGATCGGTGAGTACGGGGAGGTGTTCGGCGTTGAGGCCACGGGCGACGAGGGCAAAGAAAAGCCTGAGTCCGTTCAAGCCGCCGAACTGATGTCAGCCGTAGAGGAAGGCGGCATCGACCCCACCGTGGGTCAAAGTCTGGAAGCAAAAATCCAGGCTGCCTCGACTCCAGAGGAGTTGCAGGCGATCCTGAAGGGCTGACAGTCCTATCAACACTAGTAGAAAGGGTTAGCCAAAATGGCTGACACGTCAACTAGTACGCTGACTAATCTAATTCAGACAGCGTACGACAAGTATGTGCAGTTCAATCTGCGCAGCGAGCCGATGTTCCGCAAGTTTGCGGACGTCCGCCCGGTTGACGTCACCAACCCCGGTGCCACTGTTGTGTTCCAACTCCACAACGACCTATCTCGGATTACAGATCCTCTGACCGAGACTTCGGACGTTAGTGCTGTTGCTCTCAACAACACAAACCGGGTTCAGGTAACCGTCAACGAATACGGTAACGCCGTTACCACAACTGAGCGTCTCGCACTTGAGTCGCTCTCTGCAATCGACCCCGCAGTGGCGGATCTGCTCAGTTACAACATGAGGGATTCGTTCGACGCACTGGTCTACAAGACCCTCGTTGGTCTTGCGACTGGTCGTTTTGCGGGAACGGTCGCTGACGACGAAACCACCGTGAACGGTGTGGATAAGACCACAGCGTCCACGACCACTCTGCAGGCTGCGGATGTCCGCAAGGCTGTGGCTAAGTTGCGTGGCGCGAATGTGCAGCCTCGCGACGGTGGTTTCTACATCGGTATGTTGCACCCGGACACCTCGTACGACCTTCGCACGGAGGCTGCGACTTCGGGAGCAAACGTCTGGCGTGAGCCGCACACCTACACCGAAGCCGGTGTGGGCAACATCTGGAACGGTGAGGTTGGTGTCTACGAAGGCGTCAAGTTCATCGAGTCTGCTCGCGTTGAGCAGGCGTCCGATGGCATCACGCGCACCATCAGCAACAAGGCTCTGACGAGCAACGTTGCGACCCTGACCACCTCTGCCGCTCACGGCTTTGAGGTTGGGGAGACCGTGACCGTCGCTGGTGTGGACGCAACCTTCAACGGTTCGTTCACCGTCGCGTCGGTCCCGACGACGACCACGTTCACCTACGCAAAAACTGCGTCGAACGTGTCGTCCACGTCAGCGACAGGTACTGCTACCTCGCTCGATCACAAGGTGATCGTCATGGGTAAGCAGGCCCTGCTGGAAGCGGTTTCGTACGAACCGAAGACAGTGATCTCGCCCATCACCGATAAGTTGATGCGCTTCCGCTCAGTCGGATACAAGGGATTGCTCGGCTGGAACGTTTACCGGCCCGAGGCTCGCTACGTTATCAACTGCACGTCCAGCATCTAGTAAATCGCTAGATCGAAGTGGGAGGGGGCTGCCACGAGCGGCCCTCTCCCGCACTAGAAGGAGAATTATGTGCGCCTCATGTGGTTGCAAAGACGTAAATGACGTGATGATCCCGGGAAACAACGCCAAGAACGGCAACATCCCGAATCAGAAGGTTGAACACAGGACTGATATGTCCTACAAGTACAAGGCAGTTCCGATGGAAAAGGCCCCGAACAAGAAGTAGGAGCATTCGTGTCTGCTTACACGGATAACGCTAAACGCGAGCGAATCAAGAAGCGGATCATGGCTGGCTCCGATGGGGGTCGTCCCGGTCAATGGACTGCCCGTAAAGCGCAACGACTGGCCCAGGAGTACAAGAAGGCTGGCGGTGGGTACACAGGGCCGAAGACTAAGAAGCAAAGATCCTTGTCAAAGTGGACGAAGCAAAACTGGCGCACGTCTGACGGCTCTAAGTCGGAAGGCAAGAAGCGGTACCTGCCCGACAAGGCTTGGAAGAACCTGACCGCCGCTGAAAAGCGGGCGACCAATAGGGCCAAGGCCAAAGGTAATCGTGAGGGCAAGCAGTTCGTTGCTCAACCCAAGAAGATTGCGAAGAAGACCAAGAGGTACAGAAGTGGCTAAGTTGTGGCGAGGCCCGACGCTTGAGATAAAGCGTGGCAGGCCGGATCCATTGTGGTGGACTTCAATCTTTGACGCAAAAACCGTTGTCAAGAAAGATGGCACCTGGCGGACAATAATGACGCCGCAGGGTGACTTTCTCGCGCAGTGTGACGTTGTGCTGCGTGGGGGTTTTGACATTGAAATCACTGACGAACTGGCGACCGAACTGACGGCTGCCGGGTTCGCGGAATACATCTCGGAGTTGTGATGCCGTTACATCGTGTGCTGAAGCACCCGGAGTACGTCGAGGGTTGCTTTGGTTGCAAGGCTTCTACGCTGTCGTATCAAAACATGCACATCGCCATGGTGTCTCGCGCCCAAGAAAAAGAGTTGAACGCCTATCGCGATGCGCGTAAATACGGGATTCAACCTAAGACTACAAAATTGAAGGACATTGATGCAGCCGTCAAGGCTTCAGACACTCTCGGCAGGGCGGTAAAAGCGTGAGCACATTTGCGGAAATCGTTGAGGACACTCTTGCAGAGGTGTCTTCGTACGTCAAAAACCAGGAAGCAATTACGGTGCTGACGCAGACTGCGACCGACTCGGACACGACCCTGACCGTGGATGATGCGAACAGCCTGAGTCGCGGCATCGTGGAGATCGGTAACGAACTTGTTTACGTCAAGTCTGTGAATGCGACTGCTGGCACCGTCACGATTTTACCGGGCGGTCGAGGCTGGCGCGGAACAACTGCCGCCGCACATGGCCTCAACACGATTCTGCGAAACAATCCGACGTTTCCCCGCGACCAGATCCGTCGAGCAATCAACGACACTATTCGGGGAATCGACCTGCGTGCGCTTTCTTCTCACGAGTTTGAGTTCGATGGAACTACGTACGCTTACGCAATGCCCACAGATTTCCAGGATGTCACGGGCGTCGCCTGGAACTCACCTGATTCAACTGAGGTTTGGCCTCTTATCAAGAGGTATCGAGTTGATCGCAACTTCCGAGTAACGGGTGATACCTCGACGGTTCGCGCTGCTATCGTCTTGATGGAATACCCGACGCCTGGACGGAACATTCGCGTCCAGTACGCGAAGTACCCCACCGCATTGTCTGCGGACACTGATGAATTTGCCACAACCACAGGGCTACCTGCCTCTGCCGAGGATGTTATTCGCTTGGGTGCCATGTGGCGTTTGGTCTCTACTATTGACCCGGGCAAGGTTATTGCAGTGACCCCATCTGCCGATGTGGTGGATGCTCCGGTGCGCCCAGGTGATTCGACGTCCGTTGCTCGATACTTGTACCAGTTGTTCAATGTTCGCCTGGCGGAAGAAAAAGCGAAGCAGCAAGACAACTACCTATCAATCATTCAATACGCGAGGTAACGCATGGGAACTCCTGTTCGGTATTATTCATCTACGGCGGTAACCACCACCCTTTCGTCGTCAATCGGTTCGTCGGATACAGCATTGACGGTGGCCTCGTCCAGCGGCTTCCCGTCCAGTTATCCCTACACCCTGATCCTAGAGAAAGACAGTGCCAATGAAGAAATTGTCACAGTCACGTCTCTTGTCGGAAGCAACTTTCAAATTACTCGTGGCGTGGACGGCACTTCGGCTCGTACGCACTCGGCTGGTACGGCGGTTGAGCACGGTGTCTCCGCTCTGGACTTCACGGATTTTCGCAGCCATCAGGCTGCCGCAGCCAATGTTCACGACATCGGTTCGTCGGCAAGCGTTGTTGGAACTGACACTTCGCAGACGCTGACCAACAAGACTCTGACAAGCCCGACGATCAACGCTGCGACTTTGAGTGGCACGCTGTCGGGTGGGGCAACCTTGTCGGGCCAGACAATCACAAGCGCCACTTTGGGTGGCGATCTGGCGGCAGGGTCAAACAAGATCACGGGATTGGCTGATCCTGCCTCGGCGCAGGACGCAAGCACCAAGGCTTACGTTGACTCGGTTATTGCGACAGGCGCATCGAACGCTGCTGCTGCTGCTACGTCGGCTACTGCTGCTGCAACGTCTGCGACTGCTGCGGCTACGTCTGCTACGGGTGCAGCGTCTAGTGCGACAGCGGCAGCGTCAAGCGCAACGTCGGCAGCGGCATCGTATGACTCGTTTGATGATCGTTACCTTGGGGCCAAGTCGTCCGATCCAAGTGTTGACAACGATGGCGACGCTTTGGTTACCGGAGCCCTCGTGTTCAATACCACATCAAACGAGATGAAGGTGTGGAACGGATCTGCTTGGCAACTTGTTGACAGTTCTTCTGGTATCGCAGAGACGCTGATTGATGCTAAGGGTGACCTGATTGTTGGGTCTGCCGACAACACGGCTGCTCGTTTAGCGGTCGGTACTGACACGTTCGTGCTCACTGCTGACTCGACGCAGGCGACTGGCGTGAAATGGGCTGCGTCTACGGGTGGCGGGGCTGGCTTGCAAGATATCTTCTTTTTGATGGGAGCGTAAGACAATGGCGACAGCCTACAAATATGCACAAGTTCAGGGCACGGCCTCTACGGGAACATTTGCCACCCTGTACACGACCCCCGCTTCTACTGAGGCGGTCATCTCGTCCCTCGTGATCTGTAATCA